AGTTACGACGATTTCAAATCACACGCCTCATGCGAGGCGTGACCTGAGGTTGTTTGCTTTGGTAATAACTACTTCGCAAATTTCAACTCACACGCCTCATGCGAGGCGTGACCCATAATTCGACATTACTGCGGTACTTGTTGACCCCATTTCAACTCACACGCCTCATGCGAGGCGTGACCTTGATAGCCGAATACGCTGTCGCTCTTATCCCATATTTCAACTCACACGCCTCATGCGAGGCGTGACATGGTAAACTCCTTCGCACAAATCTTGTGCATTGTCATTTCAACTCACACGCCTCATGCGAGGCGTGACCACATACCTTGAAATTCTCGAACCGATGATAATTGATTTCAACTCACACGCCTCATGCGAGGCTGTAGCTTGACGCGCAAAACGCAAAAAATTGACACGCAAAATACAAAAAAATCTACTTTATGTAATAAAAAAGCCTCTTGATTTTAATGTCAAGAGGCTTTTATTAGTAACTCTGATATATCGCAATTCAGAACATCACAAATATCATTCAAAAGGTGTATGTTTAAATAGTCAAACGTGTTGTTACACAGTGCGCATATTGTTGACGGTCGCGCGTTTATGCGTTCACACAGTTCTTTTTGCGTGAGGTTAAGCCCTTTTAAAATGGACTTTAACTGGCATTTGATCATAGTGACCTCCTATATCCTTTTTACAATTAAAATAACGATATACGTTATTTTCGCTCTAAAAAAAATACTTCAACTTTAATAGTTCTTTATGATCAATTCCTTAAATTCTCCGCTGCTGAGGTTGTTATGACGTGACACGGGCAGTATATTGAATTCTTTATACAGATCCCTAATGTATTCATCATCGTTGTATGACAGTATAAACCGTCCCTTTATGCCGGTTAAGCAATCCTTCAATCGCTGATGGTCTTCGGGTTTAAACTTTACATCATAGTGCCTTTCTGTTTTGTGATAGGGCGGATCGCAGTAGAACAGTGCGCCGGGACGATCATAGACATTTATTAAATTTTCAAAATCCTTGTGTTCTATGACAACTCCTGCACCTGTTTTCAAACGTTCTTCGATCTCTGTCAGATAGTCAGCCGATATGTTTTTCTTATTGCAGCCGTATGTTCTTCCGTCAGCTCCATAGCTGATTTTTATCTGAATATAGAACATTGCTGCGCGCTGGATATCCGTAAAACCGCGCATATCGATCTGTGCGCGTATATCATCAAACACTTCCCGGGCGTTTATATACCCTGATATTTCGCGCTGAAGTTCCTGTCTGTGGAATCTGATGCAGCGGAAGAGGTTCACAAGCTGACTGTTCGCGTCGTTGTAAATTTCGAGCGGCGCGTGTTTATCGCGTGCAAACAGCACTGAACCACCGCCGCCGAATACTTCGACATATCGGTCGATTTTGTCCGGGAACAATGATATGATTTTGTCTGCGAGCAGTCTTTTACCGCCTATCCATGGAATAAATGATTTCATAATATAGATCCTCCTAATAAAAATGTAATGCCCTGATGCCGAAGCAAAAGGGCATTTTAATTCATCTTGTAAGTATATCCCAGTCACTGTTTTTCAGAATTCCTACATCGTGACCGTTGGATTCCTGCAGCGCGTGGATCGCGTTCATTGTCAGTGTACCGGCAATACCATCTGCAGCACCACAGTCGAATCCTAACGTGTTTAAACGCTGCTGTACCCAACGTGTCAGTTGTCCCTGATCACCGGGTTCAATCGTGTATCTGTAGCACTCTGCGCGCGTTTTTGTACCTGCAATGCCATCCACAGCCAAAGATGCGCCCTTAGCGTTTAAAATCGTCTGGAGTTCAGATATCGGATTTGTTTTTGTTGTGACTGCGTAATACCTGCAAAAATCATCTGTTACGCTGCCGGAAGTGCCTCCGCGTACTGCCTCATCGCCATACCATTTCGCGCCTGTGCGCACGTCAACGTGAATTGCAGTGTATGTACGGTCAATGTTGCCAATACCTCGGAAACCGATGCTTTGTGCTCGGCAGGCGATTTTTTTAGTATTGATTATTTCACCATCCTGATCATAGCAAATAATATCCGCGGCGTTGCCTTTTGTATGCTGCCCGTAGCCGTTGCCGCCTACTGCCTTGTCGTGATCCGAGCAGCGATAGCCGCTTGTAATGATTATCTTAGTGCAATCAAGTGCCCTATAAAGTTTTTCCAGTTTTAAAATCAGATCAGGATTGAGTTCAATATCATGTGATCTGCCGCACTTGCAGCGGAATTCTCGCACGTTGAAATGCGCAGAAAGCTGTGTTTCGTCGGTGTACTTGTAGATCATAAAATCACTCCTTATTTTTTGCGTTTTGCGTACTGTGTTCCAAAATAGAAACTTATCACAACTGTGAAAACTGTAAGGAACTGTTCCGGTGATATCATACCGCGAAGGCTCTGCGCCGCAAAAACTGCGGTCAGAACAATCGTGACGATTGATTTCACATCGATAAGTTTCGCGATTCGTTCACTTAATTTCATACATTATCCTTTCAGTCCTTGATACACCAATATCCGTTTGTGATGTATTTTTCGTTGTTAAGCGTAATTATGCCCATGCCGTCATACTGATAAATCGGTATATAATATGCATTTTCAGCCGCAACATTAGCATCACCAAGACTTGCGGCTGTTACAAAATTAGCTAACGTTGTGCAATTAGCTAAATGGCGAGTGAAATTGTTTCCAAGAAAATTTTCTAAATCTGAGCGACACACACGAGGATTTGCTAACGAATCAGTTTTGTAAGGTGCCCCGTATATAAGTGTGCCGTCACTATTAAATGACATGAACGCTGATTTGATTTCTGTTGTTCCGCTATAAGTAAGAGCCTGTATGATAATACCATTAGTGCAAGCAAGAATTGTGTAATGTATTTCAGACGAACTGCTGCCTATTTCAAACGAAGAACCACCATTGTTATAATATACCTTGAGTCCCCCAAACACCAATATGTTATTGTGTTTAATTTGGCTTATATTTGTGCCTGATGATGATACGGCGGTAGTTATTCCTGTGAACCCCAAGTTATCTATAAACGCTTTTGCAGCCGCTGGACTTGCATTCATAATTGATGTAATTGCCATTTTATTTCTTCCTTTCTTAGCCCTCTATATCCGCCGTGAAACTGGCGTTCCCTACCACGCATTTCTTTGCTGAATCACATATCACCATTGCCTGACCGACTTTATCCTGTGAACCGCCGCCCTTGCTTCCGCCGAATCCTCCGAGTGACACCTTAAAATCCATAGAATTTCTGATTTTCAGATTCATTTTCATTTAATTGCCCTCCGCCGCAGCCGTTACCCACAGCTTGCCGTATAGTTTTCTGTAGCTTTTCCCGTCAGCGTCGATAAGCCTGAAATGTATGTCATACATATCACTTATCAGCCCCGATGTATCGTCGCTTGTGAGTTGCACTTCAAATCCGCCATCAGTGGAAGTGCAGTCCTTGCACAGAACGGCAGTGTTTGGATTGTTGGAACGCGCTACTATTACCTGCATACTGCACCCGCTGATACTGTCCGCATCAACCGATATATTGAATGTAGGCAGCGTGTCACCTGCAAGGCACTCCATGTCAGGGATATTATCATAAAATTTCATATTATCCTCCTCTCAGGTCATCTATCTGCCGCTGTAGACCTGCTATAGTATCTACAATAGAATACGATGCCTCAGTTCCGTCATTATCATATCTGATACGGATATCTTCGGCAATTATGTTCCCGTTTGCCGTTCCGATATATACCTTGGTCTCGCCGCCGTTATTGAAATACATCGCACCTGCCTGCGCAATTATCTCACAACCGGTCGCAGTATTTTTTAGCCGCCATTCCAGTGGGGACTGTTTGTGTGACCAATCACCGCAGCTAAGTTGTATCACATCGTAGCTTTCACTGGCGGTAGAAATATTGACATTTCCGCCCGTTATATTTATCGCAGACGCGTTTACAGTTCCGTCTGCGGCGACTGTAAATGTGCCGTTTCCGTTATTGATAACGCCGCCTGTAATGGACATTGCAGATGCATTCACAGTACCATCCTCGGAAACATGGAACGTATCGTTTCCATTGACTATCTCCACGCCGCGAAGCACTCCTGCCGTAATGAAATCCGCCACTATAGCGCCGTCCATTGTTATTGCTGTGCCGTAAGTGCCGTTATAGCCTGTGCTGCTGTACCCGAATCCGCCTGCATTCCAGCGCCATACCTTAGTCGCGGTCTCTTTGTCAGGCGTATCCATGATGAGTATTTCGTTGCTGTTCACTACCACATATCCGTTTATACCGGCATTGATAAGTGCTGTAGCAGTTGCCTTTGCCGATGCAAGAATATCTATTTTCTGCTGCGGCATATCATACTCTATAATGCGCGCTGTCCGCACAGATATATCGGTTATTTTTTCTGATTTGTCGCCGATCTCGACCGACGGTTTATGCGGTTTGTAGATATCGACTGTTCGTTTTATCAACCGCAGCTCCTCGTCGATCCCGAGCAGTTTGTTTTTGAAATGATATGTATTTCCTGCACGAAATCCCTCATAACTGTCATATAGCGGGGAAAGGTCAAGAACCTGCGCTTTATACGCTTTCTGCACGCGGTTGTTCTTTTCGAGATATTTACGACCTGCTGAAAGCAGATTCTGCGGAAGTGTTATGTCGTCAAACTCGACCTTGCCTACAATAACTCCGTACTTTGCCATAGCCGCCGTATCATCTATATATATTTTACCGTTGTTTACTGATGATATATCCAGCCTTTTGGCGGATTCGTCAGGCGATAATTGTGCTCCAAGCGTGACAAGGCGCGTTATTATACTCGTTGAGTCAGTCTTTACGTCCAGTGAAATAAGATTATCGGCAAGTTCTACTACCGTAGAAGAAGTCGAGCCATACTGTCTGAGAAAATCAAGCACAAGTTTTCCGTTGACTTTGCGTATGCGCATTTCACCGCCCACACGTTCTACGAGATTCACTTTAAGTTCCTCAAGAGTAGTGCGGTATGCGGTCGTTTTGCTGTTTGTATTATCGCCTGAGAAATCACACGACCCGAGGTATATACGCTTTTCTTCGCTAACAAGCGCATTATGGCAGTCGAGCAAAGCCGATACAAATTCCTGCACGGTATATCCGTCATAATGTCGATACGGCTGTATGCTGTCGCACAGATAGCCGAGATATCCCTCGCAGGTGACAGACCTGTTTACTGCTCCGGAACTTGTCATTTGTTTCTCGGAGAACAGAACTGTGCCCTCGAATTCAGTTTCATTTGTTTTTGTATTGACTACGGAAACAACGGACTTTCTGTCATGGAGGCTGTCATACATCGGATTGAACGGCGATATATTAAACGCAAACGAAGGTATCTGGTTGACCTCCTCGACAAAACTACCCGAAAGCAGCCTTCTGTCGCTGTCATGGTCAGGTTCGTGGATCACAGAAGATGTGCCGTTGTTTACGACAGATATCCTGTACATCAGTATATCGCCTCCTTTTCAATGTTCTGCTTGTGCATAAATTCTGCCCAGCCCGAAGGCGAATTCTCGTATTTGCCTGACAAAGCATCTGAATAGAACGTTAAGATCAATGACGCATCACGGCTGTCAATAATGCCGTTCATGTCGGCATCAGCCAAAGCCTCTTGCTCCTCCGTAAGTCCCGAGGGCTTTCCGGCAGATATATTTGAATATGCCGTCATTATCGCTGATGCATCAATACTGTCCACCTTTCCGTCGCCGTTAACATCGGGGAAAACATATACCGACGGATTGTACAGTTTATTTGGATTCGGAACTATCGCGGGCGAAGCCTTGAACTCTGCCGTTATCTTATAGATTCCATGACTTTCAGACCATGATACCGTTGGTTCAGCAGATTCATAATGATAATCTGGGAGAAGCGCATCGCAAAGCGTCTTTCTTCCCGACCAGTGCAGCCAGTCAAATATTAGTTTAAGCCGCTCCTGTGCGCGGTGCTTGTCGAAGCAGATGAACTCAAAGGTGTATGAAAGTTTTCTGTCGCCGTAAGTATGTCCGCCAAAAAGTTCGGAGAAATCATGTGTAACATTGCTGTACGGGACGCGTTCCGTCAGATCGTCCCGAGGAGCTGCGCCGATCTTGCGGCTGACAGTATTCAGCTTGTGCGTATAATAAGAATGTGCTCCGTTCACCAATATTCCTTCCCTCATGTCGCAAGCCCCCTTTTCTTCATTTTTACAGTTACGCCCTGACGTTCGTCTATGCCGTCTGCTGCGACATCAACAACGCCCTCGGCTACTACTTCATCGCCGACAATGAACTGTGCATTTATCTGAACAGGCTGCGGATTCCCGTCAGTACCGTTATTGTGGACGGTACTATAGTTGTACGAGTTGTTTATCACTTCCGATGTGGCTGACGGACGTGCTATAGCAGGGTCAGACGGTGAACCGTACAAGTCAAGTGCAGCAACAGCAGAATCATCAATTTCAGGTATATCTGCTTCCACAGATATCCTTGGCGCGTCTGAATCTATCTCGAATTCGAGCTGCTTCATTGCCTTGACAGCGTCAACCCCGATATCAGGCATTTCCTCTGTGAATCCGACACCAATACCCTCGGCAAGATTTTTACCGATAAGATCACGCATCAGGGTAGACGGAGAATGGATTCCGAATGCAGATTTAAAATCGGAGATAATGCCGTCTGCAAATCCCGATATCTTTTCTTTCAGCCAGCTTCCCGCACCTGTGATACCATTCCACAAGCCCTCTACAAGATTTTTTCCTGCATCAAGCATTTTTGACGGCAGCGATTCTATTGTTTCCTGAATTTTATCAACAAGTCCGCTCGCGGCTTCTTTTGCCTTTTCTTTAAGGTTGCTGCCCCACTCCACAACGCTTTGCAGTGCAGCTTTGAGCTGCTCTGCAATGTTTCCGGGCAATTCCTTGAAAAACGTCTTTATGTTATCCAGAAATCCGCTTGCGGTATCTATTGCTTTCTGGCGCATTTCAAACGCCCATTCTGCAACACGCAGAATTGCTGATTTCAGATGATCGGCAATATTGCCGGGAAGTTCCGAAAGGGATTTGCTTATATTTTCAAGAAACTCGCTTGCCGAATCAATAGCCTTCTGCCGCATTTCAACAGCCCACTCTGCAGCCTTAGAAAGTGCGTTTTTCAGAAAATCAGCGATGTTTCCGGGCAGTTCCTTGAAGAATGTCTTTGCGTTTTCAAGGAATCCGCTCGCTGCATCTATAGCTTTCTGGCGCATCTCCTGCGACCATTCCGCTATGTAGATAATGACTTCACCCAGTGCCTCGCCAATATTACTCAAAAGCGTTCCAAGCGCCTCCGTGAGCGAAACGAGTACTTCCGGCAATGCGTCAACTATTGCCATGAACATTTCAACAGAGGCAGAAGCAATTTGTGGAATCGCCTCCACAAGCGCCGTCACTATTGCCATAACTATATCGGGCAGGCTCTTGCTGAGTTCGTCAATGATTTCAGGAAGCGCGTCCACGATCGAAGTGAACAGGTTTATCGCACATTTCAGGAACTGCGGTACATATGATGTCAGCATTTCTATGATAGATTTTATAATGCCCGGCAGCGCGGAAGTCAATGCACCAAGTAATTCCGGCAACGCATCAACAATTCCTGTCAGAATTTTCTGAACAACTTCCAACACCTTTGGCTGACCTTCGGCAATATAATCTATCAGTCCATCGATCATTTTGCCTACTGATGCAATGATTTCAGGCAGGTTGTCAAGCAGTGCCTGCGCCAATTCACTGACTATCGCCAGTCCGGCATCAAGCAGCGTAGGAAGGCTGTCAATGAACGCCTCTGCAAGCGTGAGAATAATTGAAATACCTGCGTCCGCAAAAACGGGAAGATTCTGCTTTATGCCTTCAATAAGCTGCGCCAAGCCTTCTTCCGCCGCACTGATAAGCTGGGGAAGATTCTCGGCAAGTCCCTGTGCAAGGGCTCCTATCATTTCAATTGCCGCTGTAAGCAGTTGCGGTATTATCTGAACAGCACATTCCACTATAGTAATGCCAATGTCTGAGGCAGCCTGTGATATGGTATCCATATTCGCAAGCAGTCCGTTAACAAGCTCCGTCACAACTGACGCACCCATATCTGCCATTTTAGGCAGATATTCAGCAATTTTGGTTACTGCCTGTCCAAGTACATCACCAAACGATTCGGCAAGTCCCTCGAAACCACCCTCATTAAACGCGTCAGTGAGCTGAGAAAGGTACTCACCGCCGAGCTGTGCAAGCTCTCTGAGCGGATCATTCATATTCTCATATATGGCAATACCAAACGCCTCTGCTTTTGACTCAAGCGATTTCATATCGCCTTCGAGGGTATCGTTCATGGTATCCGCCATTTGCGCCATAGCGCCGTCACAATTGTTTAGTGCTATTGCCAGATTGTCGAATTCTTCACCACATCCGGAAAGCATTCCCTGTGCGGCTGCAAGGTCGGTTTTATTGAATATATCACTTAGTATTTCGGCTTTTTCACCATCGCTCATCCCTGCCAGCGCGGCGTTAAGATCTGAAAAAGTTGCATTGAGCGGGCGCATATTTCCGCTTGCGTCAAGTGCTGATACTCCAAGTGCATCCAGCGCGTCTTTTGCCGTGTCTGTGGGTGCAGAAAGCGAAAGTATCATGTTTCGCAGGTGAGTGCCGCCCTCTGCGCCTTTGATGCCTCGATTGGCGAGGACACCAAGTGCAGCATTGAGTTCAACAGTACCTCCGGCAAGTGACTGTGCCGTTCCGCCAACAGTTAGGATCGCCTCACCAAGCTGTGAAACATTCGTATTTGCCTTGCTGGCAGTTTTAGCCATTTCATCGCCGAAACGTGTCAGATTTTCACTTGTTGCCTCAATCCCGAGCGCAGCCATTGCATCTGTCGCAAGGTCAGAAGCGTACGCCAGATCCATCCCGCCTGCAGCGGCGAGATTAAGTACTGCCGGAAGCGCGTCTGCTGCCTTCGCTGCGTCATATCCTGCAAGTGCCAGATAATTTAACGCATCAGCAGCCTCAGAAGCTGAGAACACCGTGGATTCACCTGCGGCAGCGGCTGATTCTTTCAAAAGATCATAGCTGTTTACTCCGTCCTGAATAGTGTCCTTAGTGATTCCCATTGTGGCAATGACTTGTGCCATGCTGCTTTCAAAATCTTTGCCTACGCTGATTGAATAGCCGCCAAGAGCAGATATAGCTCCCGCAGCAGCAGTCACAGCCGTTGTTACGGCTGCCATTCCTGTCTTTGCGATCGAGCCGAGATTTGAAATCCCTATCTTGAATCCTGACTGATCTATCGCGGTATCAAATTTTAATGTGCCGTCAAAAGCCACAACGATCCCTCCTTATGATCGTGCGGCTCACAGGCTCATTGCACTACTTGTTTACCATTTACTATTTTTGCCTCAAATTCGCACTTGCAGTTCCGCGTGCATTTTATAAATACCCCGGAACAATTAGCCGTATTGTCGTACAAAATTGTTTTTGCCCCACATAGGGGACATCGCAGCCACTGCCGTTCAATCGGCGGCTTTGGTATCTCATTCATCATATCATTCCTCCGAACACTCCGCCTATCATATCATCATCCAGTTCATACGGGATAGCTATCTGCTGCTGAATATTGGATATCCGTCTGCGTTCAGCAGCGTTCTTTACCTGCGAAACGTCAATGCTGCGATATGCCATACGTTTGTGCGTAACGCTGTCATCAGGCAGCGCGGCGAAAAGGCAGCGGAATTCCCACCAGTGCATATACCCGATATGTATCAGGTCGATGTTGTAACATCGGCGGAAATCGCCCAGAATATATTTTCCGTCAATGCACCAATCAAGAACCGGCGGTTTTATTACCTGCTCCTGATCTGTTTCATCGTCATGACATAGTGTGTCAGGTTCGAGTTCTTTACCTTTGTAGAAATCGAGCAGAGCCGTTACAAGCCCTGCGGTGATCCGCTCAGGCGGTTCGAGTAGCCATTGTGCCATAAGCAGAAGTTTCTCCCGCTTGGCTATTTCTTCGTCCGCAAGCATATCCGCAAAACGAAACCATTCCCGAAAATCCGTGACTATCGGATACACAGTTCCGTCAGCACAGATCGATTCCGGGAATGGTTCATAAAGGACATTTATCATTTATTCTTCCTGACCGCTGCACGTTTCTGCTGCCGGTTAGGTCTGTATCGTTCGAGTTTTTCACTTTTTGCTCGTGCAATATCATCTTTCTGTGCATTGATGAATTCGAGGAAACTTATATACACATCATCATATGCACTTGAATTTGTAGGGACTTTCTTGAATATCTTATCGGTTTCCTCATTTCCGAAAATATTGCTGAACAGATTGCGGAACATAGCACAATACGCTCTTATCCGTGCGGAAGCTTTGCCGTCCTTTGGCACTGCACTCTCATCGTTTTTCATGGTTTCAAACGCATTTTCCAAACGTTCCATAACATCAGCATCTTCAAGATCCAGCTCAAGGCTGATGCCGTTTATTTCCCATATCTTGTGGCTCATAGGCTCATATCCTTTCATTCAGTCTCATCAGACTGTTCATATTCCTGTATTTCATGATCTTCGGGAACGCCGCTCAAAGCCGATACATCAGCCTCGGGCGCGTCCCCGTTTACCTAACCTTCGTCCTCGCTGAAAGTAACGGTCTGCCAGTCATCGCTTGACGTTGCAGTTCCCTTTACCTTTTCGCCCTTGACCTTGAGTGTGCCCGAATACGTGTATACATTGATGTTATCGCCCTCGGATGACGGGATAACTGTATACTCACGCTTATATGCCACCGCAGGCGTTGCAGATGTATCAACCGTTATAATTGTGCGAACTGCATCATCGCCTAACAGTTCACCATCGGTTATGGAAATGATATCCGCCTGCACGGGGTCGTTCGTATGCCTGTCAAACGCATACGCGATCGACGGCGAGTATCCTACGATATCATTTTCCTGAAACGGTTCATCAACGTACTGTCTGTTGTACTCGATCGGGTTTTTGCTCATCGCGAGCTGTGTGAATTTCTTCATGCGGTAATATACAGTTGTGGATTCACCTGTCACACCGAAGAATGCAAGCACCTTGTGCCTCTGAACTAATGACATTATTATTCCTCCTCATATAGCAGCCTCAGTTGGATCTGATATCGTGCCGTACTGTTTTCAGCGTTAAAGGCATATCCGCCCGTGAGCACTTCTATGCTTACGGGTGTGCGCCCATCTAAATCAGGCAGGAGACCGCTGTTATTGTTACTGTCTATCCAGTCAGCGAAATGCTCATAGAATCCGAGATTTTCAATGTTCTGGATAACATCTTCGCCGTAGTATTCGCGGGATGCAAAGATAAAAAGAAACTGCTTTATACAGCTTCCGTCGGTATATCGTTTGTATATAGGATCAGTCGGTACAGTTTCTACTGTGTAGCCGATCGGTTCGCTGCCAAGGCAGTCCACAAGCAGCGCTCCGTCTTTGAGTTCAGGAAACGTCATAACATAATCCCGAATACACTCTATTATTGTTTTCATTCAAATTTTCCTTTCAGCCCCTGTTCGATATCCGAGAGATGATCCGCCTTCATTCGTTCAAGAAAAAAAGACCCTCTTAATCCTTTCGTGCCGTTCTCCGCATTCATGCCCTCAATGCCGTGTCCTGCATTGGTGTAATACTGGCTTCGCGCATATGGGGCTGTATACTCTACAACGCCTGAACCTATAACAGTGCTGGATGTTCCGCTTTTTTTCATTACGCCTGTCTTAAACGGAACATACGGATCACTGTATCTTAGCGTCTCGCTGTCAACAAATTTCTGCATCCTTTGAAATTTTTCACCGGAATTGCTTTGGAAATTTGGTGCAAAGCTGAGTCCCTTGAATATCAGCATTTCGCCGTCACCTCTATGTGCCGAACAGAGCCAGAGCCAAATCTGAGATCAGACACCGCTGTGATTGTCAACGCCGTATTTGGCGGCTGTTCGTCAGTGATTATTTCTCCGACTATCCGATCATCTGTTTTTGGGACATAGCTTCCTGCGGAAAGTGCAGGGATAGATATGAACACTTCGCCGTGTGGGCTACGGTCAGCACCGTCTGCACGTTCCAGTTTTTCCTCCCAGTAAACAGCGCCGATCGCCCGGCGTATATATGTGGGAGAACGGTTGCGTATCGTTTTTTCGTAGATAGTACATCCCATTCTGTTTGTATACAAATCAATCAACTCCCCGATAAAGAAGCCCTGTCGAACCAAGATGCCGCCCTACTATGCTGTAAAGCAGATCAGACATTCCTGCATCACTGCCGTTCAGCATAGATGAAATAGTATCGGCAGCCGAATGATAGGTAACGCTGTACTGACCTATTTTTTCTGACGAAACGCCAGAGCCTGCTCCTCCGCCAGAAGCAGATGCAGAGAAACAGTAAAGTTTCTCTGCGGCTTCACAGCAGCAGGAGCTTACTTTATCAGCAAACTCCTGCGGAACGCCCTTAGTCAGCCGATCGAATGTCTGCTGATCTATGTATTCAGACGCTCTGGCGGCATAGTACTGAAAATCCCTTTCAGGTATCATACTTCCGCCATATGTTTCGACATAATAGGTGTAGTCTGCGTACCTCATTCTGCAACATCGCCGTCGCCAACAGTAATATATGCAACGGCTTTGACCTTGGACGAGCTGAGGTTAACGATTTCGATAACATCGCCGGCTGATGCGCTTATCTCAGTTGTACCTGATGTAAGCGCAGTTCCGGCATATGCAGATGTAGACATATCATATGTTGCTCTGGCTGACGGATTCACTTTGTACGCATAGGTAGAACCTGTATTGCCGGAAGTTACCGTTGCAATTGTAGTGCCGCTTGTACTGCCCTTGGCGAGCGATACTGCGAGAGTGGCAGGAGAGTACACCGCTCTGATCGCCACGCTGCGGAGTACCTTGTGGTCGTATACCATACGTCCCTGAACTGCTGATGCACCGATATACTTGCCTGATCCGGAAAGATCCTGAACTTTTATTCCGACAGACCATTCATTTACTCTGGTAGCGAACCTTGGATGACCTGCTATCATCGCGAGATTGGCAGTGCTGTCATTCCACTCGATAACAAGAAAACCTGCGATCTTACCAACCGCGCCGCTTTCCTTGACCGTGTCGCCGAGGCTGGAAGCCGAGATAAATTCGGGTGATTTAAGGATGAGTGACATAGCATCCGGGGTTACCAGCAGATAGCGCTTGCCGTCGTTAGGGATCTTCGCCTTCGACATGGCTGTACGGATATCAACGATAGTATCATAAATGTTGCTCTTCGTGATCTGGCTGACATTCATAGGTGTTGAACCCGCGAGAAGTGTTGTTCCGCCGTCAGTATCGATCTGTGCGGCAAGACCATATGTTGCGCTGTCAAGGCGGTCAGCCACAAGGTTATCAGGGACTGAGGCTGAATCAAAGCCATCAATGATCTCATTTACTGCCTTATCCTTGCTGATCCTGAGGTCAACATAACTTGTAGAGCCGTTTGTTGCCTGAATTCCGTTTGCCTTGTCATAGTCTGATACCTGGACTTCAGTATCGCGTACAGGGATCTTTACATTTCCTGCAACAGGATTTCCCTCGTAGTCATTGTTGAATACGATGCCGTCCCTGAGCACAAGCTCATTCCTGAGCTTGGCGGAGACGAGTTTTGAATAACGTGTCTGTGATTCGTGTGCCATGGTGATTTACCTCCTTTAGTCGATCTTAAGTCCGGGGTTTCGTGCGAGAAACGCAGCTTCAACTCCTGTCACGCCTGTTGCCTCACCGCCGTGGGTGTCGTATGAGAACTTAGGCGGAACGGGGTCTGTCTGAAATGCGTCAGGATGTGCTTCCTTGAAAGCCTTGACAACATCATCACCGCCGATAAGCTTGTCGCCCTCGAACTTAAGCTGCTTTTCAATTATCTGATTTGTAAGATAATCTTCGTAAATGCTGTCCTTAAGTTTAAGACCCTTTACCATATTGCCGACCTTTGTCTTGTGCTCAAACGCAAGTCTGTCAGCTTCTGACTGTTTGTACTTGTTTTCCCAATCAGCCGCCGACTTCTTTACGCTATCGATGTCCATATCGGTATAGGACTTGATCGTGGTGTTTGCCTCATCAAGCTGTGTCTGGATGGCAGCGGCGCTGTCCTTCTCCGTCTTGATGTCAGCGTTGTAGGTATCGGTTATGGACTTTACTGTTGCTTCGTCCGTGATGCCGAGACCTTCTAAGAATTCTTTGTTGATCATAGTGTACCTCCTTAAAAATGAGTATAAAAATAAGACGTGTTACCGTCTTTTTCTGCGTTTATGGCGTTTGCGTGCGAGTATCTGCTGAACGTAGGTGAAGTAGTCCGGGGAAGCCCTTTCGGGATACTTCAAAAGGTCACGCATTGAAAAATATTCGGGATTGTACATTTGCATATCTACCGCCTTTCATGTGTTTTTTAGCATAATAAAAACGCCCTTTAAAGAGCGTTTTAAGCAGAATGTTTTTGAGCAACAATATCATCGATGATTGAATACAATCTTTTACCCACCTCGTTGACCGTATCCTCATCATCCATACCTACACCAAGAACAGCATAATTCAATTGAGCTGTGAAATCTGTATAGCTGTCTACACAAAAAGTGCATAACGTATTTGATTCAGAAACACTTTTTATCAGAGAAAATGCATCATTAGCATATTCTTTAATATAGTCAACATCTATTTTCTTTAATTTAAAAATCATCTTATACACTTCCTTATTGTGGAGTAGTTTGAATCAAATTTCCAGTTTCAGGATTAATAGAAACCAGACATTTATCAGTAGCCAAAACTACGCTTTTTATTTTTTCTGGATTTTTAGGTGAAATATATTTGCCATTTTTTTTGCACTCTATTACATCATCCAGTTTGACACCGGAACGTTTGACACCGCCGTGTGATGGGTCTGAAACAGTTCCGAATACACGTTCAAGAAAGTGTTTGCTTTGTGACTTAATTACTGTTCCGTCAGCAGCGGTCACACCAACAACTTCATTTTCTATACGTTCATAATATTCCCTGTATTTTTCATACCCAGCGAGTGGCGACAGCATTCCAGAATCCACCGATTTAATATATGATTCCATGAGATAATACTCTTTAGGATTAGTATACATCATTTTCTCAAATTCTGCAATACTTTTCGGAGGATTTTTTATTCCTTTTTCTTTCATGGATTTAACAAAAGCTTTTTTATCAGCCACAACTGCCTTTTGACTTACCTTTCTGTCAAAACCATTAGACCATACACGAGAGCTGTCGGGAAGTTGTCCTGTTTCATTCAGAAACTCCTTAAGCTTTCGTTCTTCAGCTTTTAACCTGACTGAGGTATCAGTAAAGTCCTCTGTAAACTTATTAGCAAGTTCTTCATTGTCTGCATTTTGAATTCCTGTATCATAAGCAACAGCTTCCCGCTTTAGCTGACGTATGCTTCTTTCCATTTTACGCTGCATCTGCGATATCTCATACTCGGAATACAGCTCACCGTCATACTTGATGTTCTTGGCGTTCAGTGCCTCAAGACGTTCGTCGGTATACGCTCTTCTGCTTTTCCCCTCAAAATATGGATACCAGTCGTGCCGACAGTTCCAGCCTCCAAAGCCGTCTCCTGTACCGTACCCTATATCCTTCGGGGAAAGGTAGCCTTTTCTTCCGCCCAGACTTACGATCCTGCCCTGCCACTCGGCGTGTGAGGGACGTGCGCCTGCGTGTGCCGTGATCTCCATCAGATCTGTACCCATGTCCTGTGCGTTGATCTCGGAGAGCTTGCGGCAGGTCTGACCTACACCTGTCAATACCGAACGTCTGACTGCTACATCAATCTTATCACGGTGTCCCGATGGATATATCACCTCAGCGCCATCCGCTGCGGCAGCTCTGACTGCGTTGCGTATGGCTGTGTTATAGTCGAACGCACCGCTCATGATCTGCATATATGCGTTATTTACTGCATTTATGTATAGCTGCTGAGATGCATTTGCAGTGGTCAGGGTAAGATTGTTCATGTTTCCTGCACATTTGACGTATCCGGCGTTAAGTGTTTGCAGCGCTGCCTTGGAGAACGTTCGTATTTCTTTGAATCCCGCCGCCTTGGCAAATTCATTGTCGTTCATGGTAGCTGTTACGCCCGCCTCTTCAAATATTCTTTTTATTTCAGCCTGTGATGTGCCTGTACGTCTGGAAATTTCATTCAGAATATCATCATATACCATACCGGATTCCTGAAGCTGTTTAGCCTGCCACTGTGCAGTTTCAGTCATTTCTCCTGTTTTGAGCAGTCGGCGAGTAATGTCGCTTATTATCGCATTGTCGAGTTCAGCGTACAGCGCTATAAGCTGGCGTGTGCATTTATCATAATACTCCGGTGTCAACATTTGAATCACCACCGAACAGCGGAGCAGCTTCAGGTATCATTTCAGCAGCCTTTTCTTCGCTGCACCCGAAGTACCATGCAAGGAATTTTTCCCATTTGTATTTTCCTGCCGTTGCAAGCTGCAAGCGGCGTGCATATTCCGCTTCGCGATCTATGGCAATACCGTCGCCCCACTCGAACATTGTTTCATAGTTGCCGGAAGGTGCAAGCTTGTAGTAATCGGCATATTCGTTCATGATCCATACAACCTGTTTCAGAGCCGATTCAAGTGACTTCTGTTTTTCCTGCATGGATGAACGCGATGTATCCTTGCTCGCCCGAACTTCCTCGGCAGTTTTCTCTACCGTCTGTGGGTCGGATATAGTGCCATAGGCAAGATCGCAGTCAAATTCTATTCGCTGCAGTATCCTGTTGAAGCCGTTAAACAGTGCACTGTCACGGATCGCAGGTGAAAATTCCTTGAAGAAATTACCGTCACCGTTTCCCTGAAGAATACGATACAGACGTTTTTTGCCTTTTGGGATCTCTGCTTTTCCGCGTTCGATCTTAAACAGCGAATCCTCAGCCATGATCGCGAGCTCAGATCCCTGATACTCCCACATTATCTTCTCCCAGTGCTGATCTGCCTGCCGGATATGCTCTGCCGCCTTTTGATAGCAGGACATCCCGAGTGGAGAACCGATCTGAATATTATTGACATCAGGCATTCTGAAATACGCGAACAGGGGATGTTCGACATCCTGTATGACCATATTTTCTGTATAGTCGCTCCAAGAGCCGACATCTTCGAGCCTGCATTCTGTTCCGAGTGAGTGGATATCACGGCTCGAAAACGCACGATTCTGAACAGTGTAAACATTTGTATCAGTATCAAGATTATGATATTCAAGCCGAGTGTAGAATGTTTTACCCGAAGTGAATCTTTCGGCAAAAACCGCTGCCGTCATTTCACCGTCAGGGCTGAAAGCGACAGGGAAGAACCTGTCAGCAGTTATGGTTTCAACATTTATTTTCCTGCCTAATAAATACGGTTTGAACACAACGCCGCCAAGAGCGCAGGCAAGTTCGGTTTTTGTTCTGATATTAGTCATAAACCGTGAATACTGTTCCTGAAGATACGCAGCGCGCTCCGTGCCTGTTATCCACGACTTGCCGTTGTTTGTAATGAATTTTGCTGTTTTGGAGGCTATTCCCGATGCAAGTTCAAGACTTACGGTATCTTCGATCAGCCAGTATGATTCGTTAGTATACAATTCGATCCAACTGCGAAGTGCTTCATCCATTTTCGTTGAAACAGGAATGGATATTCCCATAGCCTTTTCAATTTGTGCCTTGGGTATCAAATAAATCATCTCCTATATCTCTTAAAATGGTGTTTCTGAGAACTGTGTTGACAAGATATCTCGTATCGTCCATAGCATGATCGTTTTCCTTTAGCACTGTATCCGTGCGTGCTTTTTCGTCCCAGCGGTAAAGGTGTATTTCTTTAAGGAATCCCTTGCAGCTTCTGTCAACGAGGATCCTTCCCGCCTTGATCAGGGTCGAAGTTCGTCGGATACCGCCGAGAACGTCATTGTTTGCTTTGCGGACGTTAAATCTTCCGTGGCGCTTCACACATTCGATAAAGCTTGCGGCTGATGGATCAATGATGACCTGTTGGATATCACGATCGCCTGCAAGGCGCTCAAGTTCTGCGTAATGTTCTTCATCGGTTCTTGACACGCCTTTTTTTCGTGCCTCATAGTAGTACTCGGCAACTCGTACAGCTTTTTCGTCTGTAACACACCACAATCCCATGGAACAGGGATTCAATGTCCCGTAGTCCATACTGATATACCATTCATACCAGTCAGGTTCATCAAATTTGTCAATGATGTATTTGTCGTCCCATTGTGTGTATACTATACCATCAGCAACCGCCCACTTGCCTTCGATATATCTTTCTCTGAAAACTCCGGTGTAAAGGCTTTCGTATCTTGCTTTGACCTTGGGGTCAAGCGAGTAATTATCATCCATAGTAAAATGAAGATATGCGGCGTTTTTCTTATCGAGCTGATTTATCCATTCAAGAAAGAACCAGTGTTCAGGTGAATCGGGATTGCAATTGAACCAAAAACGAGATCCCATGACTGAACATCTTGCAAGCGCCTGCTCCACGAATGATTTCGGCATAAGCGCAACTTCGTCGAACATTACTCCTGCAAGCGTCATGCCCTGGATCAGCATATATGATGCTTCGTCCTTGCCGCCAAAGAAGTAATAACGGTTTGTGTGCCCGTTTAATGTTACATCAAAGCAGCTTCGACTAAGCTTCAGTTCGATTTTGGCAATACCCTCAAGCCATTGCTGCATAGGAAGTATGACATTTCGCTGGATCGATCCTGCCGTTTTTCCGCACACGGCAAATGTCTGACCATTAAACTGCGTACATGACCACAGCATAAATCCTATGGTCATCGAAAGTGATTTGCCTGAACGTACTGAACCGTCACAAATTATTGCGTCACAGTTCTGCGTTTCGGGCAATTTCCACCACAGCATTGACCTGACCTGTTTCGGGGAGAATCTGTTATAGATCATTTGCACTTTCTCCTATCATCTCAAGCAGATTGGTAATTCGGCTGTTATCTGTTTCAACCTGCTCGCCAGCTTCGGCTGCATTCATGATCTTAGTGATCTCAGTTTCTGCAGCGATCAGCTCGGCGTTGTCTTTCAGAAACTGATGCAATTCAATGTGCCGTTTGCGAAATTCCTCCGCCAGTTTCTTCCGCTGCTTGGGTTCGCTTGTATTCAAATAGTCTTTAATGAATGTTTTTAGGTCAGTAAAATCGGAATTCTTGACAGCATCTTTACTGTCCTCGTACTTGCTCAGCCCCTCGATCAGGGTGCTGATACTTTTTTTCTTGATGCTGTTCATGCTGCCTCCTTTCTCAGGGCATAAAAACAAGGGCATAAACGCCCTTATTTGCCACTATAGGTTTTGTGGGGTAATTTGTTGCTCGAATTTATTTAAACGGTCACACGCGCCGTTAAACGCATTTTAAACGGTAATTTTCAGGGCGTGCTCCGCCATTCGGATTTTGTATCTTAAAATCCGATTTTCGGGTATACACATTTGCGCATCAGCCGGGACGAATCAACCGTACTGATGTTGGCAAACTGTTTTTTAGATCGATGTTACAGGCAGCGTGATCGTGTGCGGCTTGCCCAGCAAGGTGACGCGCACCTTTGCGCGCCGCTGCCGTAGACTGCAACTGACGATACTGTCCATGTACTGCCGCAGGACGCCTGACAGGATCATCATATCGCCCTCGGATGTGATATATATCTTCGATGCCGCGATAGGCTTTCCGCCGTTGCGGAGCAGGTTGATATATGCCTGTTCATGTTCCTGAAGCGGTTCAGGATTTCCAAATCCAAGAAACCGCACAACGCCGGGGACGGATTTTATCCTGTAGTAATCATCATCTGTCAGTTCGCATTCAACGAAAATGTACTGTGTGAACAGCAGTTTCACTTTCGTGTGCCATGAACCGCCGTATCTGATCAGCATTTCTGATGACGGACAGGCTACCCTGTACCCATGGTTAGCAATTGCCTGTGCCGCCGCTTCTTCGCAGCCGGGTCTGACCTGCAATACATACATATCCATATCATCACCCTGCCTTTGTTTTTTCCTTCAGAAATTTCTTGACTTCCTTGAACAGCTCCGGACGTTCCGCAGCCATCGCCTCGAATATGAGTGACTGGAACTGTTCAGCACCGTTTTCCAGAATATCCTTGTTCTTGATGTCTACATTCCGCTTGTAAGCTGCCGCCCTGGTAAGAGCTATTGCGCGCTTTGAAAGTGTATCAAAGTCAACGTCCTTGAGATGCTCCTCGTCCATTTTGCTTACAGCATCCAACATCTGACCGCTGAGGAGACGGATGATACCTTCTGTTATATCAAGATTGGGATATTTTTCTGTCTCCTCCATGATAGCACGGAAATTCTGCTGGCTCATTCTCAGAGCGTCCAACGTACTCATAAGGTTCTTGGCATAACGTCCGACAGCTGCTATTGAGACACTCATACCGTTCTGCTTTATATAATCAACGATCTCACGGTACAGAGCTCCTGTCTTTATCATTTCATCAACAGTCTCTTTTACTGTGGGATCAAGCTGATCTATTTTGGAATGCTTTCTGTTGCCCATATCAGACCTCTATACATTCGTCTGACTTCACGCAGGCTATGATCTTTATGCCGTCCGCCGAAACTTTTGCCTCGATCTCATAGAAATCACAGTCTGCGAGAGTCGTTGACTGCTTACTGCGGATGCTCCGCATATTAATGTAGCCGGACTCGGAAAGGTAATTCACACTATCCCTGAGTTCCTGCTCTGTAAGCGTAGGTTCCAGAGCATATTTAAGCTCCGAGAGCTGTACATATTTTTCCCGGAGCAGGTTTATACCTTTCAGAACAACACCGTTATTCCGGAAGAATTTCTTCTGCCGGATACGTTCCTGCATTTCTTTTGTTTCCAATGTTTTTCACTCCTATCTGCTGCAACAGCTGTCGATCTTACTTTCAAGCCGGGTCATTACCCGGATAAAATCCTCATTCTTGGTTGTATGCTCTTTGATATAGTCGATATTATCAGTAAGCTTCTGCATTGTAGCTTTTATTTCAGCTACCTCCGCTTTTGTTGCGTACTTTTCCGATAAAAGGTACTGCGCCTCACGGCTTTCTCTGACTTCACTTTCGAGCTTGTCAATCTTATCCATAGTACGTTTCAGGAAATAACTGATGATACCGATAGCTATCGTTATTCCGGTCGTAATTATGAAGTAAATAAGGTTTCCTGCCATTGTATCACCGCCAAAAAAAGTAGTATAACGTGGTTTCTGACCTCATTATACTACTTATTTAATGTGTATGGAAATAGTGTTTTTATTTATTTTTACTGTACATTTAATCATCAAAGCTCAGCTGCCCCTCCAGTGGAGCTGAACGCAGTTCCTTGCGCTTCGGAGCAACTATGTCCCTGATAGTCATTTCCGAGATTCCGTATTCACGGGAAAGCTCCTTGTAGTTGCTGCCATCGAATTTTTCATTCAGTTCCTTGTCCCTCAGATCCTTGAGGACTGAATCCGCCTGCTGTATATATAGCTGATTGCCTCCATAGTGGCGAACAAGCTTTTTGTAGGCTTCAAGTCCTATCACTTCTGCAAGCTCTTTCTGATCTTCGCGGAGCTGATCGGCAGTTTCAAGCTTATCAATATCCATTATCCACTGCCTCCTTTGAATGCCTTGCGTTCAGCGCTCCGGACATAGCGTTTAAGCTGCTCGATGAGCCGTGTCCCGTCATCGAAATTGATCCAGCGGAATGGATCCGATTTAGAAGCAGTAATACCAAGTATTTTTTCGATGGCTCCGAGCAGTCTTTCTATCACAGGAACCTCCTTCGGTTCAAGCTCATCAAGTCGATATACAAGAGACCACGCTTTTTTCTGCTGAGATACTGTCATCATTCCCGGAACGTCTTTCTTCCGTTGGCTTTTATGCTTAAGAGGAACATCTCTGTTTCTGATCCTCATTCGCTCCTGAAGCTCACGTTGAACGGCATTTGCTTCTACAGCGGTAAGTTCGCTGACGTGTGATTTTCCTGTTATTCCAAACACAAGCTGATGAAAAGCGTCCTCCCTATTATTATTTCGTTCCACCATTCCGAGGCTTGAAGCAAGAGCGTAAAGTCTGCCTGTCATAGTTGCCATAGTATCACTTCCTTAATCTGTAATTTTTATCTCTGCTTTTGGGTATAATATACTTGTTACCACGGGTCATTTTTATGATACGTCCGCCAAGAGCTTCGTCTATATCTATAAGGTCATCAAGACTTAGCTCGGAAGATATCACTGTCATTTTATTGTTCCGGTCACGATAGTCTATAAGCTCAAATGCGAGCTTTATATCTGCATCACTTACAGTTTCCTGCTTAAAAAGGTCGTCAATGTACAGCACATCGGTTTTCTTGAAATCATCTATCAGCCGAACATACTCCTTATCATTTACAAGAGCTTTCAGTATAACAGAATCCTCACGCCATACAAAATACCTTGCACTCTTTCCACGCTTTATCATAGCGCCTATAATCGCAGTACAAAGGTGTGTTTTTCCGCTGCCGCTCTGACCTCCGATGTAGAAGCTGCCATTGTCCTGACCGGAAAACTTTACGGCGCCGTCTTTCATAGTCTCCTGCCACTTTTCCGTACACTCGAAGTTTTTGAATGTGCAGCGTCGGAGCAGCTCCTCCAGACCGCTGTCCTTTATCCTCTTTAGTGTATCACGGGTTTTGAGGCACCTGCACTCAGCAAGCACCTCATTCTCGTCAACTATTTTTTCAATATAGCCTTTGTTTTTGCATATCGGGCAGTCATAACCTTTGAGCGAACCGCTTTTTTTATTATAGCTGTCAGCTTTCATTTGTAAAAATTCAGCATATGACAGCTCCGTATTGATCTCCGGTATCGGTATGTTCTTCGGCAGCTCCACACTGTTCCTCCTCCCAGTCACGCCGGTTCAGCCATGTCTGAGCCAACGGTATATATTTTGTGTTGATGTGCTTCCAGTCCTTCATCTTAGCCTGTCGCTCAAGCTCCTTCAGGAGCTTTGGCATTACTGCTTCGTCTATACCAAGCTTCTCAAAGGTTCGGAGAGCTTTGGGCTTGCCTTCCTTTCGGGGATATGCTTTCCAGAATACATCGAAAAGCGGATCATTCGTCGCTGCCGTTGTTCTCATCTTTGTCCTCCTTCACATCCACCTTAACTCCGGCTTCTTCCAATGTTTTTACGACTGCAAGCCGTGTCAGGATAGCCAGAAAATCCAGCGAATCGTGCTCCTCACCCGTGTAATTATTAAAAACTATCTGGATCGCCTTGAACAGAGCAAAGAACAGGTCGTTTCCTTCTTCCTTTTTTAAATCTTCAACTGCCGTTTTCAGCAGGCTTTTAAGTCTGGAATTCTGCTCTTCAAGTTCCGAAACTTTGTGTTCTAACGCCGCTGTGTATAAATAATCACCCATTGCTTTCCTCCTCGATACGCTGTAGTTGGCGGTTATCCTTTCTCATTTCTATCAAACAAAATTTCATAGATAACATCATTGTGATAATCACCACGTCTATCTTTGATAGTGTCAGTTAGTACAAATTTGTTTCCGTTGTATCTCTTACAGAAATTGTCATAGTGCTTTTCGACTGGATTGCCACCGACCATTCGCCACTCCATTCTGTGTAGCTTGTAATCGTTGATGATTCTTTTCAACTCCCTGAAAATATCAAGACCGATTGTCCTGTTGTTCCTGCCGAATGAAAACAGACCAAAACAATGAGCACAAGAGGAATACCAGTCTATCCTGTATTCAAAATAGCCTATCAATTTGTCGTTATCAACGATTGCATATTGATAACAACCGCCGTCATTGTCATCACCGATTGTTGGCAGAGAGCTTCCCAGATATCCGCTGTAATAGAGCATATCATCAGAATAGACATATCTCGAAATGTTATCGCTGATTTCGTACCAGTACAGGAC